AGTTAGAAGAGCAATGCCAAATCTAATTGCATACGACATTGCAGGCGTTCAGCCGATGACAGGTCCAACTGGACTTATCTTCGCAATGAGAAGCAGATTTACTTCACAAACAGGAAACGAAGCATTGTTTGATGAAGCAGATACTGATTTCTCTGCTAGAAACGCAGCAGGTGATTCAACAGAAGGCCAAGAGGCTGGAGCGACAGGAAATGAAGCTGGTGGACACACTGGAACAAACCCTGCGTTATTGAATGACTCACCAGCAGGTGCTTTCACAAAAGGTACTGCAATGACAACTGCTACTGCTGAAGCATTAGGAGACGACTCATCAAACAACGTATTTGCTGAAATGGCTTTCTCAATTGAGAAATCAACAGTAACTGCGAAGTCTAGAGCTCTTAAAGCAGAATACACTATGGAACTTGCTCAAGACCTTAAAGCAATCCACGGTTTAGATGCAGAGACAGAACTAGCAAACATTTTATCTGCTGAGATCCTTGCTGAGATCAACAGAGAAGTTGTTAGAACTATCTACATCAACGCTGAAAAAGGTGCATCTGCTAACACAGGTACAGTAAACACTACTACAGAGGGTATCTTTGATTTAGATACAGACTCAAACGGAAGATGGTCAGTTGAGAGATTCAAAGGACTAATGTTCCAAGTAGAAAGAGAAGCTAACGTGATCGCACAGAGAACAAGAAGAGGAAAAGGTAACATGATTATCTGTTCTTCAGATGTTGCCTCTGCATTACAAATGGCTGGTGTACTTGACTATGCTCCTGCATTAAACAATAACCTAAACGTTGACGACACAGGCAACACTTTTGCTGGTGTATTAAACGGTAGATTTAAAGTGTACATTGATCCATACTCTGCGAATAATACTGCAAAACAGTATTTCGTAGTTGGATACAAAGGTACATCACCATATGACGCTGGATTATTCTATTGTCCATATGTACCTCTACAAATGGTTAGAGCAGTTGGTCAGGATACTTTCCAACCGAAAATTGGTTTCAAAACGAGATATGGCTTAATTGCTAACCCGTTTGCTGAAACTGGTGCCGCTTCAGGTGCTGTTACTGCAGTAAATGATGACGGTTCTGCTAACTCAAACAGATACTACAGAAGAGTTCAAGTTGCGAACTTGATGTAATCTTTGGGTTATACCAATATCAAAAAAGGCGATCTTTATGGTCGCCTTTTTTATTTCTACTAAATACTAATATGAAAAAAGTCTTAATAGAATATTTTTGGATTTTCTCTATCACCGCTGGTATACTAACAGTGGCGCTGTTACTATTTCCTGAAAAGAAAAATAGATTAGAATTTATAGAAGAAGAAATTAAAAAAGTACAAACAAAACAAAAAATACTTACACAAAAAGAAAAAGAATTAGAAAAACTGGCCAATGAAAAAGATTGGGAAGAAGTAGATAAAGACACTAATAAATAGTAACATGACAACAATAAACTCATTAAGTCGTCAACCTACAAAACTAGACTACGCTTCACCTACACAATTTAAGTTTAGTATTCTTAAATTACCTAAGGTAGAATATTTTTGTACTGCAGTAAACATACCAGGTATAGAATTATCAGGCACTTCTCAAGCGACATCACTAAAAGATATACCTATTCCAGGAAACAAATTAACATATGAACCACTACAAATGAGATTTATCGTAGATGAAAATTTAGAAAACTTCCAAGAGATACATGGTTGGTTAGTGGGTCTAGGTTATCCTAGAGATCACGCAGAATTTCAAAATCTACTAGCGTCAGGCACAGATAGATTCCCTGGTAGAGGTACCGCTGTTAAGACTGAACCTGGAAAAGATAGAAATGCGACAGCAGATACGGGTGGTACTTATTCAGATGCGACTTTGACTGTTTTGTCAAGTAAAAACAACGCTCAGGTAGAGATAAGATTTAGAGACGTTTATCCTACAGGTTTAACAGGACTACAATACGATCAACAAGCGGCAGATGTAGATTATCTAACAGCAACTGTATCATTTAACTATTTGGTATATGATTTTGCGAGTGTAGGGTCATCTACTACAACCGTAACCACGTCATAGACTTTACAAAACAACGTTTTTGTGATAGAATATATATTATGGAGTTATTATGGATTTAGAACAATTACAAGATTTGGCTGAAAAAGACCTTAAAATTAATGATACCGAGTTAGACCTCGAATCACTTAAAACACCTCAATTACATAACAAGTATTTAAAGTTTTTGAATAAGTGGAAGTTATTACAAACTAAAGCGAATACAGATTATTATAAATTAAGAAAAGAAAAATGGGAATACTATACAGGTAAAGCACCTCAACAAGTATATGCAGAAAGACCATTTAACTTAAAGATATTAAAAACAGATATAGACAAGTACATGGAATCTGATGATGAACTTGTTAAACTTAAATCAAAAGTAGAGTATATTCAAACAGTAATAGATTTTTTAGATAGCACAATTAAACAAATATCAAATCGTGGTTTTCAAATCAAAAATGCTATTGACTGGAGGAAATTTACTAGTGGCGCTATCTAATGGAAATACAACAACTACAAAAAGGCGTACCAATCTACGCCACTAAATTACCAAAAGAAATCATAAGAGAAATAGATAAGTGGATTGTTGATTGTAAAAAAATCAAAAAGCATAAACTATCATATCTCAAAGAACACGATAATGTCGGTACTGAAGGTAATGCTTATCAAGTAAGTATTCCTAAAAGACATATTGATGATGGTTTTTTTCTATCTTTTTTAGTTAGATTTTGTTCTAACGTTTTTGGTGGTTCTCATAGAGACTATTATATGAGAGATTGGTCGGGTCATTTTGATGGTTATGATATATGGGCCAATTTCGCATACAAAGATAACTATAATCCTGAACATAATCATGCTGGTAATATATCAGGTGTTATATATTATAAAAATAAAGACCGTATTCAAACATTATTTACAGCTCATAATATAGCATATGAAGGCGATGAGGGTACAATGATTGTCTTTCCATCTGATACATGGCATAAAGTAGACCCACAAAAATCAAAAAAAGAAAGAATTACAATAGCGTTTAATCTACACAAATATGACCGTAACTAGATATTTAATTATAGACAAAGTGAGTGAAGTGTATCTAAAAATAGAAGCAGACGCTGATATTAGACGAGAACTTGGTGAGTATTTTACATTTGAAGTGCCTGGTTTTAAGTTTATGCCTCAATATAGAAATAGAGTTTGGGACGGTAAAATTAGATTGTTCTCATATGCGACTGGTAAGATATATGCTGGTCTATATCCGTACATAATAAACTGGTGTAAAGAAAATGATGTACAAATAGTTGATGGCTCTAAAATACAAGATACGAAAGTTGATGATACTAAAATCAACGATTTAATCAAAGCGCTTAAATTACCACACGGGGTAAGAGATTATCAAAAAGAGGCATTTAGATATTCAATAGAAAAGAATAGGTGTTTACTTGTATCGCCTACGGCATCTGGTAAATCTCTCATAATCTATCTTATGTTAATATTTAATCTATTGCGATTAAAAGATAGTAAACAAGATAAGGTCCTTATTATAGTGCCCACTACATCGCTTGTAGAGCAGTTATTTAAAGACTTTAAAGATTATGGTTATAATAGTGAGAGAAACGTACATAGAATATATCAAGGCCACGAAAAAGAGACAAACAAAAGAGTCGTAATATCTACTTGGCAATCTGTGTACAATTTACCAAAGAAGTGGTTTAGTGATTTTGGTATGATTATAGGTGATGAGGCACACTTGTTTAAATCTGTATCACTCACAAAATTAATGACTAAATTAGAAAAGACAAAATATAGAGTTGGTCTAACAGGAACGCTTGATGGCAGTAAGACACACAAACTAGTATTAGAGGGTTTGTTTGGTGCCGTAAATAAAGTTGTATCTACAAGTGAGTTGATAGAGAAAGAACAATTGGCTGATCTAAAGATTATATGTTTAATATTACAACACGATAAGACTGCAAGAGATTTTTTAAAAGATAAAACATACCAAGAAGAAATGGACTATCTGGTATCAAACGAAAAGAGAAATAAATATATAAGAAATTTGGCGGCTTCGCTAAATGGTAATACACTATGCTTCTT